CAAATCTGGTGGCTTAAATAAAAAAGGTATTGAGTCTTATCGCAAAGAACATCCAGGCTCAAAAATTTCTATGGCTGTAACCGAAAAAGACCCAGGTCCTAAGGGTGAAGCCAGAAGAAAATCATTCTGCGCAAGGATGAAAGGTTTAAAGGACAAGCTAACAAGTTCTGAAACAGCTCGTGACCCAGATAGCCGAGTTAACAAATCATTACGTAAGTGGCGATGTAATAAGACCGATTAAAAACCTATATAACTCGGGATAAATTTTAGAGGAAACATGGACGCATTAATAAGAAAAATTGAGAAAGAAGCTGATAAAATAAAAAAACATCTTAAAACACTAGAAGTCGCCGATAAGAAAAGAGATGTGTTCTGCGAGGCCGGCAAAAAGCTTCTTAAAAAGAAGTAGTAGTTGTGGAAAGGGAATGCAAAACTTGTAAACAAATAAAACCGTTGTATGAGTTTGCATTTGATAGCAAAAAAAATGGCTATACAAATCTTTGTAAGAAATGTAAACAAAGTCAAAGCAATTGCGAATACAAAAAACTACGCACTAACTTTCCAGAAAAATATAAAATCTAACCTATTGTTTTCTTATATACTCAACAACAAGGTTTTCTAGAATCTTTTGTAATGAGGACTTGTGCACTAAGCAAGCAATTTTCAATTTGTTATACTCTTCATCTGATAATCTAAACAATACAGGACGCTGCTTCTTATTTTCGTTTGGTTGCATAATAAAAAAATATTAGTTAGGATGATGATATCATGATATATAACTTTAATTAATATGAAAAAAGAAAAGATTAAGAAAAATCCAAAGGATTTAAAAGAAATTACTATAGGGAAAGAAGTTAAAACGCCTAAACATATTTCTGAAGAAAAGATTGCCGAAGCTTTAAGACTTACCCATGGATTGCAATATTTAGCTGCAGAAGCTTTAAATATTCATGGAGGTTCTTTATCACAAAGAATTAACAATTCCGAATACCTCAAACAAGTAAGAGATGAGTGTAGAGAAAAAAGATTAGATATAGCTGAACTGAATTTAACAAAATTAACAGAAGAGATGAGTTTAGGAGCTATTTGCTTTTTACTTAAAACTCAGGGCAAATCTAGGGGTTATGTTGAGTCTAATCAGGTAATTGTAGATCAAGAGACAGTCAATAGTTTTGGTAAACTGATGAATCAAATGTCAGAGATGCAAAAAACTAAAGAAAAAACGGACATTTTAGAATAGACAAAGTTGTACGTTTAAATCGTACAACTCAAGTTTTAAGACATTTTACTTTGGTGTTTCTTTGATAAATTCAATCTCAGCTTCTAACAAAGCTATGATGATAGGGGATAACTCTACAGAAATATCGATGCTTTTTTTACGACATTCTAAAATATAAGTATGGGTAATGATAGATAAGTCAGACATAAATGTTTCTTCAGGTGTCATAAACTTGAAAAATCTCCTTTATTAATAATAATGCAGCTAAATGATCATAATGAGTTATGGGCTGATTCATAACAGATGTTGGCAACTTTTCTAGATTGCCTATCATAGATTCCAACATGCCTATAAGTTCTTTCTTTTGAGGCTTGGGAACTTCTTTAGGAATTTCAGGGATAATTTTATCTTCTTCTTTATTTGGATTAACAACTTTGACCACAATTTCATTGCCTTCGTCGTCGACTCTCAAAAAGTTACTAAAATCTGTAGCGCCACATTTCATGAAATCAGTACCTCCATCAACATAGATTTCGCCACAAGAGCATTTGACAAAATCTTGGCGGAAAAAAGATTCAATGACGGTTTGACATTTTTTACACTTGGCTCTATTTCTCATAATTACATCAAATCGTAAGCAAATTCAGCAGCTGGATATTTATTTTCAAAATATACGACTAAAAACAACAACAACAAAAAAATTAAAATCTGTATTAAAAACAATTTTCTCATAAGAAAACAAACAATTTAGTATTTTGTAATGCTAAAGCTAATAAATAAATAATATGAAACCATGAAGCATCTGTACTGTAAGTCCATTTCAAGTAAAGGAATATAATGAGTGGTATAGTTAACATGGATGACTCAAATTCAGATGGTTGATATATTGATATCATACTTTATTTCGAAAATAAAACACAATGACTGAACTTTTATCACCTAAGCAAATGGAATTTTGCATTAAAGCAACGTGTAAATGGAATCTAGCACATGGTTCTGTCCGTTCTGGCAAGACCGTCGGAACTCTTTTTAGATTCATGCAAGCAGTTTATGAGTGTCCAGATTCACAAATATGGATGGTTGGTAAATCAGCTGATACGATTTATGACAACGCAATTAGGCTTATTCTTGAAACAAAAGCTGGAGGCCTTCCTGATCCTTTAGCTATTTTTAGGCCATTTTGTACATGGTTTCCTGGGAAAAGAGAATTGCACTTTAAAGATAAAATCATTTCAACCTTAGGGGCTCGTGATGAAGGCTGCATAGGAGCTTTTCAGGGTAAAACTTTTTCTCTTGTTTATTGCGATGAGATGACTTTATACCCCGAATCTATCATTGATATGATTGATACTAGGCTTTCTAATCCTCATTCTATGGGTTTTGCTTCCATGAACCCTTCAGGACCCACACATAAATTAAAGCAATGGATTGACTTTTCAGCCGCTGGGGATCCTAATTATTATGAATTACAGTTTACTTTAGATGACAATCCATACCTTGATCAAAACTATAAGGATAGAATTCGCAATAGTTTATCGGGTTTATTTTACAAACGAAACTACCTTGGTCTATGGTGTCAAGCAGAAGGCGCTGTTTTTGATTTCTTTGATAGAAGTATCCATGTGGTCGATTATGCCCCAAGAGCTGCAGAGTATTTTATTGCGGCCATCGACTATGGAACTGTTAACGCTTTTTCTTGCATCGTAATGGGAGTATCAACAGGTAAGTATACGCAATCGGGAAAATGTTTTTGGGTAGAAGCTGAGTATTATTGGGATTCAAAGAAAAAGGGAAGGCAAAAGACCAATACTGAATATGCAGACGATGTGGCAGCTTTTCTAGAACCTTATGGACCAAAGAACCTTTATGTAGATCCATCAGCTGCATCCTTTAAACTTGAGCTAAGAAAAAGAGGACTACTACCTTCAGATGCCAACAATGATGTTACCATGGGCATAGCAAACATGACCTCTGAAATGCAGAAAGGAAATCTTTTTGTATTAGACAAATGCCCAAATCTTATAAGAGAAATTGAAGGTTATGTCTGGGACCCAAGACTTGCTGAACGCGGTATAGATGCTCCCTTAAAAAAGAATGACCACGCCGTAGACTGTTTGCGCTATTGTATGGCTTCGCATCGTATATCTAACTACGATCCAGAAAAACAACTACAGCTGCAACAACAGTTTATGCAGAATAAATATGCACCCACACGAGGAAGTTTTAGATGAGAAATAGATTAGACGAATAGAAACTTGTCTCAATAAATTCTTTTGATTATCTTTATGAATGATTTGATCAATATATCTGGAGTATACCTTGTCATTCTATCTACCTCCGTGGCAAAACAACATAGAACCCTCGCAAGGAAGCGTAAGACAGTGGCTTGACAATTTATATAGTAAGTTCCAGCCCATCGAACAAAGTCGCTGGAACCAAAGTAATATAGATACTCTTTTTTATGCAGGCGCACAAAATTTCGTAAACAGATATTTCAACTTCACACCTAATAACAGCTATCAACAGTTTTACTTTAACCTCATACAACAACCTGTAAACCTTGTAACTGGCTATCAAAGGCAGCATAGAAAAGGGATTATGTATGAGGCAACTGAATCTGCTGATCCTCAAACTACAGATCAATACACAAAATTAATGACTCATGTAAACAATGCTAATGGCATACATGAACAATTTTCTAAAGCTTGTGAACTTGCTACTGTATCAGGAATGGTTTTACTTCAACCTTATTTAGATTATACAAATGAAGATCCTGCTCAAGGGGAGCTAAAGCTAAAGGTCTGGGAATACAACGCCTTTTTAGTTGATCCCTATTTTAGAAACCCTGACATGTCTGATGCTCAATTTGTATGGTGTCAAGAATACATATCTAAAAAAGAAGCTGAAGCCCGCTTTCCTGATAAACTGCAAATGATTGCCCCAATGTCAGGAACTCCTCAAAGATATGGTTCGTTCTACTTTTTACCTGAAAACTATAACATGGCAAGAAACGATTTAATGGTTCTTTCTTATGTTTGGTATAAATGGAAAAAGAAGAAAAAACGTCTCTACAGTAAGACCCGTAATCAGTTTTTCGACATGGCTCAAGATGCTGATCTAGAAGCAATTTTATATAACATTCCTGATTTAGAGACAGTCGAAGTAGAAGTCAATACCTGGAAACTGGCAACGATCCTTAATGATCAATTGATGTTCCAAGGGGAAAATCCACTAGGTTTTGATGGATGCCCATTCATTCCTGTATTTTGGAATTATGACCCACACATCAACTACTACGATTTGCGCGTACGATCACTTGTTCGTTGCATGAGAGATCCACAATTCTTATTTAACTATAAAGTTATCCAAAACAACGACATCGCCCAAGCAACTATTAATGCTGGATGGAAACGTAAGATTGGGGCTGTTGCAAATGAAGACAATCTAAAGAAATCAGGACAAGGCTGGGATATTATCATCAATGATGGTTACGAGCTTTCTGATATAGAAAAGATTATTCCTTCAGCTGTTCCAGAGTCAGACTTAGCCTTAGCTCAACAGATGGCAGATTTAACCAATCAAGTATCTGGTATTAATATGGAAAATTGGAGCGCTCAAGAAGATAAAGGGGCTTCAAGTTTGACGGTATTACTAAAGCAAGCTGCTAATTTAATGGTCTTCCAAAAGTACTTTGATCAGTGGGATTATTCTTTAAGACTGCTTGGTGAAAGATTGCTTCAAATAGTTCTAAATAACTGGAATGCTGAAAAGGTTAAGTTATATATTGGCGAAGAACCGACGCCTTATTTCTATTCGAAAATCTTTGTTAAATTTAAAACTTTGGTTGAAGAATCAGATTTAACACCTACACAACAAAACCTACAAGCTAAGCAGATGATGGATATGAATGCTGCTTTTGGTAGAGAAGTTTTCCCACCATCCATGATTATTCCTAAACTAAATATCACTGGTAAAGGGGAAATTATTCCTTACCTACAACAACAAGAGCAGCAATCTCAAGCCCTTCAGCAAGAAGGACAGAATATTCAACATACTCTTCAAGAAGCGCAGCTTAAAGATCTTTATGCTAAAACAGCTGCAAGTATGGCGATGGCTAGAGAAAGACATGGCCGAAGTGAAGCCAATATTGGACTGTTTGAAGAAAGATTATCTGAGATCACAAGAAATCGTGCTCTTGCTACAAAAGATAAAATGGAGGCCCTTGAAAAACTCATCGATGTTATCTCAAAGTATGGTGAAATTGAAACAATGCTTAAAATGGGTCAAATCCAAAGTTTTGACTACACCCAAGAAGCCAAAGAAGACCAAGAAAAAGTAGACGCTAGAAGAACTTCATTATCCAATCAGTTCATGGAATCTATCATGGGTAGTGCAATGGATCAACAAATGCAAGGAATGTTATGAGTTTAGTCGTTACGGTGACAATTACTCTTAAAAACGAAGAAAAAACTTATAAAGAAAAATTTCTTGTTTATGATCCTTTAACACTATCTTTAGAAGATGAATCTCTAAAATTGCTTATAGCTAAAGCAAAATTAAGCTTTAAAGCAACTCCTGATAGCATTATGGTAAAAACATCTGCATTATACGAATAAAGCTGTAAAGAAAATCTTGAGCAATATCGTTATTGCAATATAATGAAAGTCAATAAAGAGCCTACAAACCGGCTCAAAAGGGAGTATGTATGTCAGGTGGACAAAGAATTGATGACCATAAATTTTGGGCTGGTTCAAGAAGCAAAGAATCTGTGTTACCACTAGGTTCTAAAATGAAACAAGAATCTTCTGTAGGTGGCGCTGGTTCTGTTGCAATGTATGAAGATACTGATAGAGCTATCAAGTCTTTACAAGAAAAAGGCGAGAAAAAAGTCAAATCTCATGCTTTAAAAGACGGCTATAGAAACTAAATTTTTCCGGTCAGGTTTTAGGATTAAAGATCTTTATTTGGCCGGGCCCTTTAACAAAGAGTTATTATGTTTAAAAATCCCATAGCACCTAGAGAAAAAAAAGAAGGCAAATGCCCTTGGAATTTTGAAGCTCCTCAATATGATCAACGTTCAAGCAATTTTGTAAGTGCTGGTAGTCATTATGGTGTAGGTTTCAATCAACCTGTAGGAACTTCTAAAGTTACTAAAGGTTATGCGGTTCCTATGGGAAAAGTTTCTACTATGGCTGTAGATGAAAAAGGGTAAAGTTTCTGACGAAGCCCATGTTTCAAGAAGCGGTAAGCCCATGGGCGATTATTATGGCACAGGCATAAAAGCTAAAGTTGCTATTTTAAGAGATATGGCAGGAATAAATCCCGCTTCTAAGAAACAACTAGGAACTCCTCCTAAATCTTTAGCTTAAAAATCTTTTACAAGTATTAAAACAGCTGTAATCACCATAAGATTTATAAAAGAAATAAGAACTATTACTTTTAAAACTAACTTCATTTCTGCATCTTCATCATTTAAAGGGTGCTTCATGTAACAATTTTCCAATTAGGAGCATTAGCAGCGCGACTGATTTCTTCATAAATAGCATCTATTTCAAAGTCTTCTAAATCGTCGTCTTCTTTAGCTTCTAGTTTAGATTTATTGTTAATGAAATTATGAATGCTTTCACAAATGGTTTCATTAGCTGTTACTAATCCTTTTTGATATTGCGTCCACAACTCGGGAGCCGGAATCATCCATATAACTTTAATTATATCACTTCCAGGATAAGCTTTAAAAAGCATGGAGTTAGATTGAGCTTTAGGTTTTGTTAGCCTTGGCTGCCATAAAAGTCTTTTTGTAACCCCATCGTCATCGGTTCTTGCATGAGCAAATATATAAAATGGACAATCACCGAATGGTCTTTTGTTTATTAAGTCCTGGCAGCATTCACTAATATCAAAGTTTTGTTTTGTAAAGTGTTTATATCTATCATGAGCATCTAGTACATCAACTTTCATATATTGCCTACATTAAAAATTTTAGATATAACGATATCAAACCGCAATCCAGCGTTAAGGTAAATAAAAAATCATGACAACTAATCCCCAAGAAAATCCTTCTCAAGTTCAAGAAGCTGCAAAAGTAAGTGACAAAGAGCTTAATTTTAGAAAGCAAGAAGCTATGTATCAAAAAATGTTAGAAGAAAGAGATCGTAGGCTTGCAGAAATTGAAGAACGCTTGAATGCAAGAAAAAATGCAGATGATGATGACGAAGACGATGATACATTTATTGATCGCAAGAAATTAGAAAAGAAATTGTCTAAATTTGGCGAACAAACTCAAAAACAAACGCAAAGCGAAATACAAAAAGCTGTGCAATTGGCTTTAGCTGATGAAAGAAGACAAAATTGGCTAAAAAGTAATCCAGATTTTAGAGAAGTTATGCAACATGCTGAAAAGTTTGCTGAAAAAGATCCAGAGCTTGCTGAAACAATTTTAGAAATGCCTGATGGATTTGAAAGACAAAAGCTTGTTTATAAAACTATTAAAGCTATGGGTCTTCATAAACCTGAAGAAAAGCAATCTACTATTCAAGATAAGGTCAATCAAAACAAAAGAAGCCCTTATTACCAGCCTTCTGGTGTCGGCTCTGCTCCTTATGCAGGTGCTGGGGACTTTAGCCAATCTGGTCAGAAAAATGCTTACGAAAAGCTTCAAGAATTAAAAAGAAATCTAAGAATTTAATTAGTTTAATTATTCAGTCGGTAACAAATTGTAACCGGCTGTCTTGTTATAAAATAATTTCATTGTTAAAGTAAAAAATACGTGGCTATCACGTAAACTAGTATGCGTAAGAAAGAATTCGCAGCTTTCAATCAGATATGTAAGGGAACGGATGTATTACGTTTTCGTCCACGGACCTTTATATCAATATAAACTAGAAACAAAAGGTTTCTATGTCTATTACAACAACAGGTAATTTAGGCCCAATGATTCTACAGAGCTTAGCGCCTGCTATGCTTTATGTGCCTACACCTACTATGAACTATATTACTGTCTGCGACAAAGTTAGCATGCCAGTAAACGGTGGAACTACTTGCCGCTTTATGCGTCCAAGAGCTCTACAGCCGCCTACAATTCAACTTGGTAATGCAGGTATCGATCCTCCTGCTCAAGTTCCACAACGTGATATCATCGATGCTCAAATGGCATTTTTTGGTACAGGTTGCATCATCAATGAACAAGTTATTCTACAAGACCAAGAGGGTGTACTCGCTTGGGTTTCAGAAAGACTTGCAGTTGCTATGAGACAAGCTGAAGACCTAATCCTACGTGATTATGTTGTTTCTGCTGCTTCTCAAATCAACGCCGGTGGTGGTTATAATGGTGATAACCCAACTAACTTAGGAGTTTCTGACTTCTCGTTAGTGGCGACAACTCTTGATACAAACAACGCTTATAAATTTATGAGTGGTGTTGAAGGTATGGATAGATTTGGTACAGGTCCTGTACGTTCAGCTTATTTCATGTTGAGCTCTACAGAACTACAAACAGATTTTGATTCATTAACTGGTGCTGGTTTCCTTAGCCAATGGAACTACCCAACTAATGCTTCAGCTCTTCCTTCGGAGTATGGTTCCGTATTTAACATACGTATCCTAACTTCTAGTGAAGCTCCTGTTTCTAGATCTTCTTCTGCTAATAGCCGTGATGTTTATTACAACACAGTTGTTGGAAAACAAGCGGTCACGCACATTAATCAAGATGGATATTCCATGAACTTGATCTATCGTGATCCTTACTATTCTGGAATGCTCGCACAAAATGCGACACTCGCGGTCAAATTTGCTCAAGCTCAGGCGATCACTCAGGATACAGCTATTAGAAATCTACTCTGCACTCGTGCAGGACAATAGGAGATATAAATATGGCTGAATATTCAAGAATAGCAAAAGGTTCTTTTACATCTACAGGCGGTGCTCAGGCAGTTATTCTTCCTTTTGTACCTGATTATGTAGAGATTTTTAACTACTCAGTTGCCCTAGCAGCTCCTACAGCTAATGGTGTAGTATCTGCTGTATGGGATTCAGGTATGGGTCAAGGCTATGCTGTAGAGCAAGCTTATAACGCAACTCCTGTTTTAGTTGCTGATGCTGTAACAACTGCTGGTATTAGTACCTTCCAAGGTGCTTTAGCCCTTCAGTTTGGACCACAAAAACAAGTTATCGGCGCTACTGCTGCTAACCCTATTGTGTTCAACGTAACAGCTCACGGTTATAAAGTGGGTGATACTGTTCTTTTCGAAGGACTTTATCAAACATCCACAACTGGTATGCCACAAATTTGCGGTATGCCTTTTAGAGTTAGTGCAGTTGGTAGTGCTGATAACTTTTCAGTTGTATACCCAGGTGCAGGTTCTAACTTTACAGCTCTTTCAGGTTCTCCTGCTGGCGCTTATGTAAAGAAAATCCTATACCCTGCGTTGTATAGCCCAGGCGTTAACTTCATTGAAGCAATTAGCCTTGGTACAACAACAACTGTAACTACAACAGCTGCTAACAACTTTGTAGTCGGACAACAAATTGCGTTCCAAGTTCCGTTATCTTATGGAACTACACAGCTCAATTACTTACCAAATTCAGTGATCCCAGGATCTCCTGTTTATGGTTATGTAACTTCTGTGACAAGTGCAACTCAATTTGTATGTAGCATTAACTCCACAGGATTTACAGCTTTCAATACTAACCAAACTGTAGCTAGTGTTCCTGGCTTACAATTTGCTCAAGTATGGGCAGTGGGTGATGTAAATAGTGGTGGAACAGCATACAGCGGTGGGGCTTTATATCCTTCACCTGTTGTTTCTGGTGTTTCAACAATTAATGGTCCTGCAATTTACGGTGCATTCGTCAATAATACAAACCAAGGTTTTATTGTTGGTGCTGGTGCTGGTGCTAATTTAACGTCATCTGTCCTTGTAGGAGCTAACGGTAATATAATTTACTGGAGAGCCTACCTTGCAGATTACGCTGCTAGCTAATTGATTTGTCAATTTTACCCCTCCGTTAAAAGAGGGGTTTCTTGTTTTTAAATGATCAAATGTTTTTACTATAAATAAAAAGGTTTAATCATGGCGTTTCCCGGTCCAACACCTCCGTTTAACAACCCGCCAATACAACCTTATTTCTTTAAGCCAAGCCAATTCATTATTAGTAATATAGTACTAGGACAAACAACAACAGTGACGACAGTATTGCCTAATAATTATGTTGTTGGTCAGCAAATTAGATTATTAATACCATCAGGTTATGGCTGTACTCAGCTAGACGAAGTAAAAGGATTTATTAGTTCAATTCTTTCTACAACTGACTTTGTAACAACAATTGATTCTTCGCAAAATGTAAATGCTTTCATTTCAAGCCCACCTAATGTAATAAATTATCCACAAGTAATAGCTATTGGTGATATTAACTTTGGAATTAGCAATCCAAATGGTACAGTGCTAAGTACAGTAACAATACCTGGTGCATTTGTTAACACTTCACCCGTAAGGAATCCATGAGAGAAAAACCACAACTATCAACGCTTGGCAATAAAGAATTAGATAAAGCGGAAGCGCAATTTCAAAAATTTGATGAACAAGTAAAAGAAATGACGCATGATCGTATGCGAGCAGGAACTGCAGAAGAGAGAGAGCAACAAACTAAAATGAGCACAAGAGAAGCTCAAAGTTATGACGCTCAAGTTTTAACTCCAGCACGTTCCATTGATGATAGGCAGAAATTTAACGAAAAATTTCAGGCAGATTATGATTACAAAATGGAGCTTGTCAAATTTATTGCTGAAAACAATGAAATTATTGGGGAGACAATTGAACTCTGGACTCATCCTTTTGGGGGAAAGCCTGCAGAATTTTGGAAAGTACCTTGCAATAAACCAGTCTACGGACCAAGACATTTAGCTACGCAAATTGCTGCGTCAAGATATTCTCGTTTAATTATGCAAGATACTGTAAGAAATTCAGATGGTATGGGTCAATATTTTGGAACCATGGCTGTTGATACAGTTAAACAAAGACTAAATGCTCATCCTGTAAGCGACAGAAAAACTACGTTTATGTCGAGCGCATTTTAAGTTTTTTAAATTAATCTTGCTATATAGTTGAGAAAAAAAGTTAAAAGAGGTGTGGTTTGAACTTACTCAGTGATGTAATAACTTATATCCGAAGGATTATAAAAACCCCCTCTGATGCTGAAATAACCGATAATCTTCTAATCGATTATATAAATCGTTTTTGGCTTATGGATGTTGATGCAAGAGTGCAACTTTTTGATCTAAAGACAACGTATCAATTTCAAACACAACCAGGTGTTGATCAATACAATATGCCTTTGTATTCGATTCAAACTCAGCCTGGTAATCAGCAAATAAGTTATTATCCAGTTTATCAAGGTTTTTTTGGGCCATCTTATGTAAATGGCATAAGTGTCCCTTTTTATACTCAAAGAAATATTTTTTTTAATACCTGGCCAAATTATGTACAGAATCTAACAGCATCAACTGTAGGAGACGGGGTTTCAAGTAACTATACTTTACAATTGCCGTTTCTAAATAATCCTGCTGTTTTAAATAATCCCCAATTTGCGTTGCGTGGACATGTAGATATTACTGGAGTAATCGCAAATGCTAATGCTGTAGCAGCTCCAAGCGTTGAAGATCCTCTGGTAACATCTACTTTTTTAACAACAATACCAACAACTAGCGTGTTACCGGCTGTATATATAACAACCATTGATTCTACAGGTGCAAATGTTGTTGTAACAGATTCAGGTCAATTTTATACCTCTAATATTAATCTTGGTCTTTTAATGAGACCCGGTCCTGCTCCTTTTGGAAATATCGGTTTAAGTGGTGGATATTCAACAACTTTAAACGTGGTGGATTATGCAACCGGAATTGTTAATGTTACGTTTACGGACGCCTCAGGAAACCCAATCATTATACCCGCTGGCCAGAATATTAATGCGCAGTGCTACTATTATCAGCTTGGACTTCCACGTGGAGTTTTATTCTACAATAACACTATAACTTTACGTAGTCCTCCAGACCGTCAATATTTAGTGCAACTCGATGCTTATCTTTCTCCTGCGGCATTCCTTTCAACAGGGGCAGCATTACCATTTGGTTATATGGCTGAATATATTGCTCGCGGGGCTGCAAGAAAAGTGCTTTCTGATACTGGTGATGTGGAACAATTTATGTTCTATGAGCCATTGTTCAAAGAACAAGAAAACCTTGTATGGAAACGAAGCCAACGAATATTTACATCTACTAGAACGCAGACTTTATATTCACAAGGATTAACTTACGGTAATACTGGGTCAAGCATGGGACAAGGGGGAACTTAAAACATGTCTACTTTTACATATAACAACAACATTCCAGCAACCAATAACGATCCTGCAGATGATCAGCCTCAAATGCTACAAAACTATCAGTCAATTAACAGTCTAGTAGCTGTAGATCATGTAGGATTTAATATTGCAGGTGGTGGTTACCATAAACAAGTAACTATCCCTACACCTCTTGTATCTGATCCAACTCTTGCTGGTGCTGTTGGTGAATTTTATACAAAAGCTGTCTCTGGTGTAACTCAAGCTTTTTTTGCTAATGCGACCACTGTTTCTCAATTAACAGGATTGTTAGCAAGTTTTACAAATCCAGGTTATGCAAATTTGCCTGGTGGTCTTCAAGTGCGTTTTGGCACTCAAGGATCAATAGGTAGCGGTGGTTTTTCTGACGTTAACTTTAATGCTGCTTTTACAAATAACTGCTTAGCAGTTGTAGCATCATGCTCTGGTGGTACAGCAGCTATCGGTGTTGCGCTTGTAAACGCTGCTAAGTTCCAAGCAAAATCCAGTAGCGGTACAGTTGCCATTCAATACATAGCTGTAGGGTATTAATGCCTGATCAAATATACATTGGTAATTTTTCCAAGGGTTTAACCTTAAATAGACTACCTTTTAATATTGATAACGATGCATTCCCAACCCTAAGTAACGCTTATTCTTGGAGAGGAAGAGTCAAAAGAAAAAGAGGCACTGCTACATTGGGCCGTCTCAATCTTCAAGTTGAATCTGTAATTACCTCAACACCTCCTCTTGATTGGCAAATAGGTACTTTAACAACTTTAAGTGGAGCTGGTGCTGGAAGTGTTAATTTACTGACAGCTACTTCTGCTACAACTGGGGCAAATATAGTACCTGGAAGTATAACACTATCTGATGGAACAAATACTTATACTGAACCTGCAACACCCAACGGTACTTTAGTAGGGGCGCCAGCAGGATCTGGTACTATTAATTATGCAACAGGTGCAGTAACAATTTCAGGTGGTGCTGCTGCTGGTAATCTTATAGGAACTTATAGTTATTTCCCTTCCTTTCCAGTAATGGGTCTTGAAGAATACATAGCTGCAAGTTTTACTTTTCCTCTTTTAATTGCATTTGATACCGAAAAAGCTTATCAGTACAGCGATGCAAATATGAGTTTTTATAATATAAGTTTTTATAAAAATACTAATAATCCCGTTACCTGGACTGGACAAGACTATCAACAATTTTGGTCTACAAATTATCAAAATGTTTTTTGGGCAACTAATAACACGCCTGGATTTCAGTTTGAAACTAACCTAACTTTTACTGTTGGATCTCCAACAATTGTAGCGACAGCCTCAGTTCATGGTTTAATTACTGGCGATTATGTTTGGTTTAATGAAGTTACAGGAGCTGATGCTAATATAATTAATGGCAATACTTATAGCGTTACAGTTACTGGACCGACAACTTTTACTATTACTTTAAATAGTACAGCCAAAACTTTAAATAATAGCGGTATTTTCCAAACTTTGACAACAACATCTCCAAATTCAACTGGTGATGGAATTAAATGGTATGATGGAGATCCTACATCTGGAACAGGTCTTCCTACTTCTACAGGACTTGGATGGGTAAATTTTGCCCCTCCATTAACAGCAACAACAACATCTATAAATAATGAAGCGACAGGCTTGTATTATTTAGTAGGGGCGCTGATGGTTGTTCCGTTTAAAGATAGAATATTATTTTTCTCACCTTGGATACAAACAAGCTCAGGATCTCCTATACAACTTCAAGACACAGTTATTTTTAGTTGGAATGGTACTCCTTTTTATAATTCGCTTGTTCCTGCAAACCAAACTTACGATGTGTCAGCCTATTATACTGATGAAACTGGTAAAGGCGGATGGATATCTGCAGGAATAGCCCAAGCTATAGTTACATTAAATAATAACGAAGATGTGCTTCTTGTCGGATTTACAGGTAAACAAACACGTTTTATTTACACTGGTAACGACATTTCCCCTTTCCTTTTCTTTGCCATTAACTCAGAGCTTGGATCAAGCGCTACCTTTTCAGGAGTTACATTAGATAATGGCGGATTGACGATTGGTACCTATGGCATAGCTATGACTGATCAGCAAAGTTCAACACGTATTGATTTGCAAATCCCAGATACTATTTTCCAAGTTCAAGCAGCTAATAATGGTGTTAAAAGAGTTAGTGCTCAAAGGGACTTTTTTAGAGAATGGATTTATTTTTCTTACCCTGTAACAACACAAAGTTATGTCGACGGAACGGTTTGTAAATTCCCGCTTGTTACTTTGTTATTTAATTATCGTGACAATACTTGGGCAATCTTGAGTGAAAATTTTACATGTCATGGAACTTACAGAAGACAAAATAAAAACACTTGGACTTCAATTGGAAGGCTATTTGGTTCATGGGCACAATGGCGCGAGCCTTGGAATTCCGGCGTTTTAGTATCTCAATTCCCTAATGTTGTTGGTGGAACTCCTCAAGGATACGTTTTAAAGAAGGCCATAGGTACAGGAGAAGCTCCTTCAGGTAGTATTACAGCAATCGCAGCTACAGCTGGTAATATTACTTTAATAACTTCTTACAACCACTGTGTAAAACAAGGTGATTATTTGTATGTAACAGGTGCAGTTGGCTTAACTGGATTAAATGACCAAATTGGAAGAGTAGCTCAAATACCAGATGCGAATTCATTTGTTATAGATATAGATTCAACAAGTTGGTCAGGTACATATTTAGGTAATGGAGTTTTTTCAAGACTTTCCCAACCATTAATACAAACAAAGCAGTTTCCTTTTTATTGGGATAAAGGAAGAAAAACACGTCTTGGAACGCAGAAATATCTAATGGACACTACAGATAATGGCCAAGTCACAGTAAATATTTATACAAGCCAAAATCCTGATGATGCTTGGAACCAAGGTCCAATAGTTCCTGATCCAAATGCCGTAAATGCTTCTTTAATTTATAGCCAAATTTTATACACATGCCCTGAAAGCTCTAATATTGGTTTAACTCCTGCCAATACTAATTTGCAAATGCCAACAGCTAATAGTCAATTTCAAATATGGCATAGGATGAATACATCCTTAATCGGAGACAGTGTTCAAATTGGTATTACTTTATCAGATGAACAGATGAGAAATTTGACTTATGCAACATCAGAAGTAACTCTGCAAGGCATTGTGCTTGATGTTTACCCTTCACAACAACTTGCATAGTCTAATTAATTACAGGGCATAACCAATAAATAGTTTTGTTCCAACATTAGATTTTTTTAATGAGCTATCAAAAGAACTAAAATGTTGCTCAATTTTAACATAAAATGGATCTGCCGGTTTTCTTTTAATGATAAAAGGCATGCTAATTTCATAACCTGAAAACGAAACATCTTCTTCACTGTGAATAGGAAATTCATAATCTGGATGAAAACCATGCATAACAACTTTATAGCTTTTGTTATATTTGCAGTTTAGTCCTACGCTATAGCATTTAGATAAAACATAATTTAGTCTTACACCAATTGGAATGTAATAATCTTCTCTTTTAAATCCATGTTGATTAGAACTTCCTAAAATAAATTTATGTAATCCTACACCTACATATGGAGAAACAGATAAATCATTAAGTGAAAAATTAAAACCTAAACGATTCTCCAAATTCCATAAATTAACAGACTGTTTTTTCTCAGGAATTTGAAAATAATTATAATCTTCTTGAAATCCCCGTATGCCATAGTTTGATATGTAATCAGCTCCATAATATAAATTATTTAATTTAATAAATTCATAGCTGAGCTGATAACCCATAAAGTCACGAATATCATAAATTTGTCTGTCTGGAATTTCTAAATCAGAAGCAATCGAAAAAGAATTAATACCGAAAGTAAAATAATGACTATACAATTTATTAGGAACATCGTTAATTATCCCTTTTTCATCAAAAATAGGCTCTAAAACCGGTGTAGGTTCTGGAAATGTGTAATCATAATACTCTTGAGTTTCTTCTCTAAGTTCTGCAAATAAATCTTCATGCGTATCGGCATTTAAAAAAGTATTAAAACCGGCAAATGCTAAAATAAGTAAATATTTATTCATATGTTCTTCCAAAAGTGGGTATAATTAGGCTTAAAGCCATGATATCATTATATCATAAAGGGAATTAATTTTTATGACAGTTAATATTCAAACTGCACCTTACCTTAGACAACAACGGGATTTCCCCCCAGATGATTCTAAAGCTTTAGCAGTACAAGTCGATAGAGCTTATGTAGATATTGCCGCATCTGTCAATGCTCGCACCATAGGCCTTTTTGCTTTAAATACCGCTGTTGTTAATGGAGAAAGCTGGTTTTTAAAAGGATCTTCACAACAACAACAGGCCCTTCGCAAAGTCTTTCAATTTTCAAGTGCTGGAAGCTTTGCCCATGGAATAAATTTTTCAGGCGTTTCTTTTATTAGTAGGGGATTTGGAACTTATTATGATGGGACCAATTATTATGGGGTTATATTTGGATCATCAACAGCAATTGCGGGACAGATAAGTTTTTATGTTACGCCGACAAATATTGTTGTGTTATCAGGAGCCGGAGCTCCTTCAATAACATCTGGAATCCTAGTGCTTGAATGGGTAAGTAATTTTTAAAATCTATTTAATTTATTAGAAATTCTTTTACTCTATAATTAGAAAAAAAAGGACAAGGTTATGAGTACATCAATGGGTGGTTATCAAGGATTTGCAGGACCTTCTGGACTTGCTTCTGCAGGAAATCAAACAGGTAGAAGTTTAAGAGGACCAATGTACCAACCCCCAGGACTTGGAAAAGTACCTAAAGGTTACCAACAAATAACGACTCAAAATTTTACGCCTGAACAAATGGCATTGTTTCAACAACTATTTGGAAATGTTGGACCTGAAAGTTTTTTAGGAAAATTAGCTGCTGGAGATCAAGGTCAATTTGAAGCGTTAGAAGCTCCTGCAAAAAGACAATTTGGCGAAGCACTTGGACAAATAGGATCTAGGTTTTCTGGTCTTGGCGGTGCAGGAAGTTTAGGAGCAAGAAAGAGTTCTGGATTTGGTCTTGAAACATCTTCAGCTGCTGAAAGATTTGCAGAAAATTTACAATCACAAAGATTAGGCCTACAAAGACAAGCATTGATGGATCTTATGGGAATATCTGAATCTTTACTTGGACAACAACCTTACAGCACAGATTTTATGAAAAAACCCGAATCCTTTTTAAAACAATTGCTATCGGGTTTAGTCGGTGGGGCAGGTAAAATTGGTGGTTCGTTTTTTTAAAAAATTGAGGATTTATGATTAGAGATAACAGACCTAGATACATAGAACGAGAACCATCATTTAAAGAAAGATTAGGTTTTGGTTTAGGATCAGGTCTTGCAGAAACAATTGCTGGAGCATTAAGACCTAAAGAAATGGCGGCAGGAATTGAAAGAAAAGATTATGAAAAATTGTCTAATCTTCAAGGCGGATTATCTACAATTCAACGAATGAAACAACTTGGTGAAACTGGAAAACTTGGATTTTTATCAAAATATAAAGCCCTTTTTGATCCAGGTGCAGCTCAAGCTCGTGGCGAATATGAACAACTTGGCAAATCGTTAATTTCTTTAGCTTCTACTATACCTATTAGAAACCAAAAAGAATTTGAAACCTTATCAGGAAAGCTTTTTGATCCAGGCATCCGTGATGTGGAAAGAGAGGGTATATTAGATGCGATGCAACAAATTATTTCTAATTCTTTAATGGCTTTTCCAGAATTACAAAAGCCAGAAATAAAAGCTCAAAAGAAAGAGTTAAAAGATTTAGACAAAGCAACAGCCATGGCTTTATTAAAACAAGCTAAAGGCGATAAAACACTAGCTCGTAAACTTGCCAAAGATTCAGGATACAAATTCTAATGGCTGATATATTTGATTCTTTCGATACAAACGATATTTTTGAGACGCTTGAAATGCCTGAAAAAAAAGGCCGATATGCTGCGTTTAAAGAACCAAAAAAAAGAATCAAAGAATCACTTAAAGAAATTAAAGAAGAAGCAAAAAGAGCTGGTAGACTAGGCGGTACATTGGCTCAAGAAACAGGCCTTGGTGCTTTAACATCTGTACCTGATCTTATGTCAGCTATCGACCAGCTCACACAGAAAATCATTCCTTTACCTGAAAAAGCTAAAGGTGGTTTTGACCCTTATAAGATGTTAACTTCAGAAAGTGTCAAAGGAGCTTTAGAGCCTTATTTATTAAAGCCTGAATCAATAGCTGAAAAAGCAGCTGCAAGGACAGGTAGGCTAGCAGGATCTGGTTTAGGTATGGGCGTTCCGGCTAAGACAGCTTTAACCTCAGCTTTAGGTGGTGCTGTAGGTGGACAAGCGGCTGAAGAATTAGGTGGTGGAGAAATTGCACAAACGCTTGGTGAATTAGGCGGTATGATAGGCCCTGATATCTTAAAAAAAGGTGCTGTAAGAATAGGAGCAGCTCTTGGCGTCAAACCTGCAGTAGCTTCTCGTCAAGCATCACAATTTAGAACTTTAGAAAGAGCTGTAAAAGGAAATGCAGATAAACAAAATATAGTTAATTTTGCCAAACAATATGGCTTAAATCCTGAAGAAACAACCCTACTACTACAATCTGAAGGTAAAGTTGATAAACTTGGTAAATTTGCTAGAAAAACATCTAAATTTAAATCTACAGCTGAATCATTAAAAGAAAAGCTTGGACAAAACTACGAAGAGCTCAAAGACCTTGGGCAAAAAGGTGGATGGCTTAGCGTAGAAGAAGCAGAAAATCTACAAGATGATCTTGGTAAAATTCTACAAGACATACAAAAAACCTATATTGAAGGCCCAGATACTAAAGGCGCCCGTGCATTAATTGAAGAAGCCTTATTTAAAGTAGAAAACCGAGCTGGAACTGTTGAAGACTTAATCAATAGCCGTCAAAACCTACGCCAAGCGGTTAATTGGAAAAATGTAGATCCTAAAGGAGCCATACTTAAAAAAACTGAAAAAGCTCTTACAACAGCCATCGAAAAGAAAAACCCTGCTATTGCAAAACGATTAAAAGAAACTGATGAGGCTTGGGGCAAATACAAGAAGTTTGAAAAACTGCTCAATGAAAAAGCAGGTCTTACAGAAAAACTTTTAAATCTTTCTCCTGGTTTTTTACCTAAATTGGCTTTTGGCGCTTCATTAAATTTAAAAACGGTTGGTACGCCTTACTTAGCAACTGAAGCTTCTAAAAGATTAATTACAAAGTTACTGCTTGATCCAAAGTATCAAAGTATTAATCGCAATTTACAAAATGCTTTAATAAGTGGTTCTGTAAAAAGTCAGACAGCAATAGTCAATTTATTGAAAAAACAACTTAAAAAAGACGACCCTGAAATCTACAACGATATTTTTGAAGAATTGGAATATAACGAATAGTTATTCAAAAATTCCTGTAAATATATCCTTGATGGCGTCTTGAAAAAAGATAATACATATCGCAAGAAGCGCTACAATTTCCCCATCACACCCTAAAAATAATAAAACTGATGATAAAACAATAGTTATAATAAACACATTACCCCCAACATAGATCGATCGTGCCGATCATTTTATTTCTTACATAACGAGCAGCACATTTTTGAGGATCGGACTGTAATAGCTCACAATCGTAATCATAAAGCAGATTAAATACTTCTTTGATGGCATCTGATCTTTCTGAAGCAAATTCGTTTACCTCAAAGAGATCTTGTTTGTCATAAAAATTTTCTCTAATAAATTTACCAAAACGGAAATCATCGTCATATTTGTCTTTAAAACTTTGTAGCAATTGCTCATAAACTGTGTCGATATCCATAGCCCATCCTGTGCTTGACTAATGATATCATGATATCACAATTATCACAACAAATTATTTCTCATAGTTTCCGATAATTTGGTTCGTATGATTCAACAAATTTCTTTATAAGTTCTGAAGTTACCTTAGGAACACTTAAGTCCCTTTCCAAACAAATCATCCTAAACCGTTTTAAAAGATGGGGATGGATTCTAATACGTACAACAACCTCTTCCATGGATCACCTTACATGCTGGGTAAAAGTACACTCTTTTTATCAAACATAAAGACTTTTTTATATAACTAAAAAACAAGGCCCTTTAATTTTAGGTCATACTCTAACCAAGGTTAATTATGTCTTCTTCATTCCAGCCAGGTGCCAACTTATACACAGCCGCTTTTGGTGCAAGACCAGAAAACGTTGAAGTGCCACACATTGATTCTCGTGCTCCAGCAAGTACTGATGTTTTATACCCAATCGGTAAAAGATGGATTAATACTGTTTCAAATATCAGCTATACTCTTACTTCTTTTTCGTCAGCTTTAGGGGTTGTTTCGGCTAACTGGACAGTAGAAGGAGGCTCATCAAATGTAGTGTCTATTGCAGGAACTGCTAATCAAATTACTGTTGCAAATGTGGGTGGTGCTGTAACACTATCTACCCCTTCTTCATTTGTTGCTCCAGGATCGATCACAGGTACATTAGGAGCAATTACTGCAACTAACGGCAACTTGGTTCTTAGCACAGCCGGAAATAAATTAAGTATTGCTACAGGTGCTAATGCTTCGATTGGATCAGCAGTTTTAGTAGGTGGAACTGTAACAGTTTCAACAACAGCTGTAACCGCAAGCAGTAAAATATTTTTAACTGTTGGCGCTTTGGGTACAGTAGCAGTTGCTAAAGCTGTTCATGCTGGTCCTATTGTGGCAGCTACTTCATTTGTGATTACATCCGCTGATGCTACTGATACCTCAACAGTAAATTGGTTGATTATTAACTAAAGATACTTGGATTAGTAAAATATAAATTTTTCTGACAATATCTTCTTTAATGAAGATATAAATTTAAGAGGATATATGGCAGTTTCACAAGTAGCTTTACCAGATACATTAAGAACCTTAGCATTCGGAAGTATTACAACATCATACGTAGCAGTAGGCTCAGCTTTAAGCCATGCTGCTCGTATGTTTAGACTTATTAATCCAACTGACGGAGATATGATTTTCTCTTTGGATGGAGTTAATGGTGAATTTTTTGTTCCAGCAGGATCATTTGTTCTGTACGATTTATGTACTAACAGAGAAAAAAATGGGGAACTTTTTGTTTTGCAAATAGGTAGCCAATTTTATGTGAAATATTCTTCAGCGCCTAGTAAGAGTGCTGTTTACATAGAAGTCATTTATGCAATAGGTCAATAATGAACAATCAACTTTTTAATCAAAGCCAGCCTGAGTTAGAAGATCGAGTTGTTCATTTAGAAAATACATTGCCTTTACTAGCTAGACTTTCTGAGCAACAAAGATTTATAAATCAAATAGATGACATCACTGTTAAAGTAGATTCTTTAAAAGAAAGTGATGAGACAATCCAAACCGTTTTAAAAAAGTTGTTAGATAGCTATACTTTATCTATTCAAAATTTTTCAGATGAACATAAAACGTTTTACGATTTTATGGACAAATCCCAATCAAAATCAGCACAATTACAAGATAAACTTGTTTTTCATGCAGAAGATGCATCAGGTAAAATTAGTGATTTAGTCGATCAACAGCAAGCTTTGGCAAGTAAATTTACCAATTTACAAGATGGAATAAGTTCACACCCAAGATTTAATGAGTTAAATGAATCAATAGCTGTTCTTAGTATACAAACACAAGCTGTTAGATCAGACCTTGAATTGCTTAGAAAAACACAACAGTTACAAAAAAATGACACGAATGCTTTGCAATATGAACTAACAACACTAAGTAAATCATGTGATGAGCAAAAAGGAATTGTTAATGATCTTAAAGATGCGTTAGAGCAAATCAAATTAGAAGTGATAAAAACTAATAGAGATTTGAATCGTACGATCCAAGAATCTGTGGCAAGTTTAAAAGCTGATTATTTGTCTAAAATAGAAGCTATTCCGATTCCTAAAGAAGTATCGCTTGATTTAGTAAAAGACGAATTCAATAAAAAGATTGAGCCTTTTAGTTTTGAATCAAAGAATGCCAATTTAAGATCATCGAATAATGAATCTAAAATCGTTGTATTGGAGAAAAAAGTAGAACAATTGTACTTGCTTATCAATAAATACGAATTAAATAAGTGAGGTAGTTATTTCTCAGGGCGGCCCACTCGGAGCAACAGAAATTGGACCAACAGTTCCAACAACCTTTAATGCTGATACAGGAAGTGCAACTCCTGCTCTTAATGTTTTAAATATTTTTGGTGCTGGTGGGGCTACAACATCTGCAACAGGAAATACAATAACTATAACAGCTGCAGGTAGCGGAGCCTATACCTGGGTTATTGTAACTTCTGCATTAAATCCAATTACGTTAACAGATAAAACAGCATACATTGTCAAAGGCGCAACTCCTGTACAATTTATTCTTCCCGCCGCTGCTGCTGTAGGCACAGTATTTAAAATTGTTGGAACGGCAAATTTATGGACAATAGCACAAAATGCTGGCCAGACTATGACTGTAGGAATGTTGACTACAACTGCTGGAATAGCTGGTAGTGTGACAGCGACTATGGTATCTGACAATATTGAGTTTGTATGTACAACTACAAATTCAGAGTTTTACCAAATACAAATTCAAGGCAACCCAACAATAATTTAGGTAATATATGGCAACAAATAATTCAATAAATCTTAATCAGGTAGGAATCCCAGTCTACGATGGCGCAGGAACTTTTACAGCCACGACAACTACACAAAATGCAGTTCTTTTAGGCGGTGCATCAAACACTATTACAAACCAGCTTTTAACAGACGGTCAAGTAATTATTGGGTCTACAGGTTTAGCTCCTGTAGCTTCAACTCTTACAGCTGGTACTGGTGTTAGTATTACAAACGCTGCTGGTTCTATAACTATTAATTCATCTGGTGGTGGTTTAACTTGGACTGTCATTACCGGCGCTACACAAGCTCTTGCTGTAAACAATGGTTATATAGCAAATAATGCAGGTACAATTGTGTTTACTCTTCCAGTTACTGCAGCTGTAGGAACAATAATTGCAGTCACAGGTATTAATAATAATACAGGATGGCAGATTGCTCAAAACGTAGGACAGACTATTTATTTTGGAAGCGCCAATACAACAACAGGTGCTGGCGGAAGTTTAACTTCAACTAAAACTAGAGATACAGTCTTTTTACTTTGCGTTGTAGCAAATAATAATTGGAATGTGATTGATTCAATCGGTAATATCACCATAGTTTAAGGTATTAAATGGTATACAATAACAGTGCTAACATAAATCCTACAGGACTTGTCAAAGCTGATGGATCAGGTGGATTTAGTGGTGTAACGACAACACAGTACAATGTGCAAGTTGGAGCAGCATCTAATGGTTTAACGTCTGTTGCACCAACTGCGACAACAGGTATTGCACTTGTATCTAAGGGCTCTAGCTTAAATCCAGCATTTGATACTGTATCACCAGCTGGTGGCGGTACGGGAACAAGTACATTGTTTACTACAGGTTCTGTTGTTTTTGCTGGAGCTTCTGGTATTTATGCTCAAGATAATGCCAATTTTTTTTGGGATGATACAAATAATCGCTTAGGAATTGATACCAACACGCCTACATCTTCCCTTGATGTTAAAGGCAGTATATCTGCAGGTACTTATGGCGGAACAAATGCAGCTCCAGCAAATGGAATGATAATTTCTGGACAAGTAGGAATTGGTACAAATTCTCCAGGTGTTAATAACCAATTTCAAATTACCCCTTCTCTTGGTCATGGTGGTTCAATTTTAGGAACTATGACTGTTGTAGATTCTCAAAATAACCAACATGCCTGGAATGCCCAACAAACATTTTCTCCAACATCTGGAGCTACAATTTGTTCTTCGTTTGAAGGCACACCTACTATAGCTGTTCCTACGGGTCAAACAGTAACAAGCTCTGTTACATTTAGATCTAGCCCAGCATTTACTGGAAATCTTGGTACTATTACAACTAAATATGGATTTTGGTTTGATGGTGGTGGAGCAGGTGCTGGTACTATAACAACACATTATGGGGCATATTTTGCAACACCTGTAGCCGGAACAACAAAAATTCCTCTTTATTCAGATAGTGCAGCAATAGGTACTACAGGAACAGTGCCTCCAACAAATGGTTTACTTGTTAATGGCAACATTCGCAATTCAGCATTAACAGCAAGTAGCGCTTTATATGCTAATGCCACAAAAGATATAACATCTGTTGCTTTGACTAATGGTCAGCTACTAATCGGAAGTACAGGCGCAAACCCTGTTGCTGCCAATCTTACTGCAGGAACAGGTATATCTATAACCAACGGAGCCGGATCCATATCTGTGGCAGTAACGGGTGGTGGTTTTACTTGGACAAATCAAGCTACAAACTTTTCTGCAGCTACAAACCAAGGTTATTTTGTTACTGCTACAGCGATTGCAACGCTTCCTGCTGCACCAGGTCAAGGTGACACAATAATTTTTGTAGTCGATACGACAAACGTGTTAACAATCACAGCTAATACGGGGCAAAAAATTAGAGTAGGGTCAGCCATTAGCGCACTTGCCGGAACATGCCAAAGTACTTCTCAAGGAAGTTCTATTGAATTAGTATATAGAACAACTGGAGCTACATGGTTTGTAAAAAATGCGCCTCAAGGAACATGGACTTTAACATAAGGTATATATGTCAACACCAGTAAACGGCTTAAATATCACGCAAACAGGCCTTGTTAAGTTTGATGGAACATCAGCATTTACATCTACAACAACAACTCAATACAACGTCCTTGTAGGCTCGACAAGTAATGCTATAGCAAACGTTGCGCCTTCTGCCACATCAGGAGTTCCATTAATTTCTCAAGGCTCTAGCGCCAATCCTGCATTTGGAACAGCAGTTGTTGCAGGTGGTGGTACAGGGATTGTTACTACAACAGCCTATGCTCCCATATGTGGAGGAACTACAGCTACGGGTAATTTTCAGGCTGCATCAACAGGTTTTTCTACCAGTGGCTATGTTTTAACGTCTAACGGTTCAGCGGCATTACCTTCATTTCAGGCAACTGGAGCTACATCATTTCAAGTAGTTACTCAAGTATTTGCTGCAAGTGGAACCTATACACCAACATCTGGCATGAAATACTGTATTGTTGAAGTAGTTGGTGGTGGAGGCGGTGGTGCTGGAGCAGCAGCAACCGGAGCTTCAACAATTACTGCTTCGGGGGGAGGTGGTGGAGGAGAATATGCACGCGATGTAATTAGTGCCGCAACAATTGGAGCTTCTCAAACTGTAACAATAGGAGCTGCTGGAACTGTAGGTTCAGCATCAACAGGAGGGACAGGTGGTACAAGTTCTTTAGGAGCATTAATAACTTGTATAGGAGGAAGTGGAGGAGTTCTTGGAGGAGTTGCAGTAACTAGCGGCGGATTTGGCGGAGCAGGGGGTACTGGTGGTACTGGTGGTTCTGTACGAACTGCTGGACAAAATGGATTTTGGGGAATTGGATCTTTATCACCTGCAATAATTTATGGCGGTCTTGGAGGAAGTACTCAATATGGAGCTGGGGGAATAGGATCACAAACGGGTGTTGGAGGAGCTGCGTTAGGTTATGGTGCCGGAGGAAGTGGTAGTTCATCCTTTACAAGCGCTGCAGCAAGAACGGGTGGAGCTGCCAAGGCAGGTATTATAATTATAACAGAATATGTCTTAGCATCAGCTACAATTGTTACAACCTTACCTTGGACTGAAATTACATCTGCAACACAAGCTTTTGCTGTCAATAACGGCTACGTCACAAACCGCGCTTTAGGAGTTACATATACCCTTCCAGCATCTGGATCAGTAGGGGATGTCATCCGTATATCTGGTAAGTCAGGTATTTCAACTGTAAACCAAAACGCATTGCAGCAAATAGTTTTAAGCTCTGCATCAACAACTGTAGGTGTTGGCGGTAGCATAGCATCAACAAATACTGGTGATTGCATAGAGTTAATTTGCACAACAGGTGGTACATCAACTGTGTGGAGAGCAAACGGACAAATTGGCGTATGGTCAGTAACTTAAAGGAAATGAAATGACAATATATATACCATCAACAAACTACTTTAATGAATCTAGATTTATTGTAGATTCTACAGCTGGTGAAGGTCGTTATACGACTATTCAAGCGGCTATTACGGCTGCTTCTGCTGGTGAAACTGTATTTATTAGAGGTGGAACTTATACCGAAAACATCACTTTAATAGATGGGGTAAATCTTGCAGCATTTACTGACGATACAAATCAAGTAACAATTTCTGGCTCGATTACCATGAGCTCTGCAGGTACTGTGACAATTAGTGGTATTACTTGTCAGACAAACGGTGCTACAGCTGTATCTTTTTCAAGTGCTAATTTACAAACTTTAACATTTACAAATTGTACATTAACATCAACAAATGCTGATTTAGTAACAAATTCAAATTCTAATGTATCATCAAATTTAAGATTTACAAATTGTTCGATGAGTGCCGCTGCAACTTATAAAATATTAGCTGCAAGCAATACTGGTACACTAACATTTAAAAGTTGTTCTTTATCGGGAGCTTCAACAACAGCAAGTACTTCAACATCTTCTGGGGTAATAGTTTTTTTTCAAGGTACAACTACACAAGTATTTTCACTCACAGGAACAACAAACCTTTCTGCTTACGGTTTAAATGTTGGCACAAACAATCTAACATTTTTGACTCTTGGAACAGGTACCACTTCTTTTATTTATGGTGGAAGAATATCTACTGGTACTGCGTCTTGCTTCAACATTACTTCGACTGGTTATGTTTATTGTTTTAGTTCTACTTTAGATTCTTCAAATGCTTCTACTGTTACTGGAACCGGGACATTTTATGATGGATTGAATACTTATCAAAGTGTAAGAAATCCGGCTTCTACAACTGTAACATTACTTAATAATACAATAACCAATGGAGCAGGAACTAGCGGGCAAATTTTACGATCAAATGGAACGACTTCTTTGCCTACTTGGGCTACACCTTCATCACTTGGTGGATCATTAATATTAATTCAAACCCAAACAGCTTCTGCAAGCGCAAACATAAGTTTTACAACTGGAATATCAAGTACGTATGATAATTATATTTTGATCGTAAGTAACTATGTTCCTGCTACTACACTTACTGATTTAAGGATGACTGTATCTACAAATGGTGGAAGTTCTTATTTAGCTGCTGGTTATACAAGCGGTAATAACGTATTTTTATATAATAGTGCAACACCATCAAATGTTAATGCATCTACATATTATTACATATTAAATGCAAACAGTACTTCATCTATAGGAAGTTCCTATATATATTTATTTGGTGGTACTAATGGATTTAATCAAAATATATTAACCTATGGAAACAGAAATGCTACTACTACGGTTTTAGGAACTGGAAATATAGCTCAAACAGCAATAAATGCTATAAGATTTGCTTCATCTAGTGGAAATATAACATCAGGAATATTTAGTTTATATGGAGTAGCAAAATAATATGTTAACAAAATTAGTAGATGGTAAAGAAATAGTTTGTACTCAAGAAGAAGAAGCAGCAATACTTGCTTATTGGGAATTTAACACTAAATATCCTAAATATTATGATGCATGTCAATTTGACGGCTTCAATATGCCTGTTATATTCATAGATAAAGCTAAGGAAATGCATCAACAGCAAATAACATGGGCTGTGGATCAAGAGCTTATTAAAATTACAGAAGCCATACAAATAGCTGCAGAAGATGGTGATGATACAACAGCTCTTCTTGCAAAAAGAAAGCTTGTTAGATCTTATAAAAATATGGATTTAACAAATATTAGTACTATGGATGATCTTGTAGAAGCTATTCCACAAGAACTCATCTCATATTTTAATGCATAAAAAATATTTTATTTTTCTTTAATTAGGAATAATATGGATGAAAATTACGCAATAATTGATTCAAATAATATAGTAATAAATGTTTGTTTATGGGATGGAGTTACACCATGGCAACCACCAGAAGGCTGTATCGCTGTTCAATCAGACACAGCTCAAATAGGATGGATATACGATCCTTCCACTGGAACATTTACACCACCTGAGGTTGTATGAAATATTTATTTATCTTACTAACTATGTCCTTATCATCATGTGTTATGTTTAAATCTTTTAAGCAAGATGCATTAATCGAAGAAATTGCAGAAGATGTGATCAAGGCAAATACGGGTCTTGATATAGATCTAAGCCCCGCATCTAAGGAATAATAAGCCTAAGTGGTATAAATAAAGAGCGTACCTTTGTCATGATACGCTCATTATTATTTTCTACTTTCCAGCCATTCAATAAATAAATCTTCACGAATAAGTATCTTTTTGCCGATTCTAAAAATAGCTTTATCAAGACCATTTGTTTTAGCCTTAAAGATGTGAAGGCTAATGGCATTTAGGGTAAATGGATATTTGGGCGATTCAGCAATATTTTTACGAGTTAGATAAACATAATTTTCATTCATAATTACATCCTTTTAAGAGTTAAAACTTGAGCAGATGGTTTCCTATAACTATCCAAATCATTGATGACGCATTTAAGCTTTTCTTCATCAAAGGATCCTTTACGCTCAAAAGAAAGAACCGAATACTTGATTCCTTTAAGAGGTTTTTTTTCTGTATAAGCTAGCGCTTCTTCTACAACAACATCTCTTTCTTTTTTTAATTGCTCTATTTGTGAATCTAAAGCTTCCAATTTACTTTCAATCGTTAGCCATTCTTCAGGTATATTTCTTAAGTTTTCAGGCATCAATTTAGTCATCTTATATTCTTGAATAGCTAAGATAAATTTATTGGCTGCTTGGATTAATTCTTCTACCATCGATGTATTGTAGGTGACTGGCAATAGTGATATTTCTTCTGTTTGATGACAAAATGAAATAAAATAGCCAATTTTTACATTTGAACACATCATTTGCCATTGCATTTGGTGATAGTAATGTAACGGGATGCCAGAACATTTGATGCTATTGAAACTAATAAGACCCACAACTTTTATTTCTATCAATTCTTGTCCATTAGAAGAGATGCCATCTAAAGAAGCCATAAAGTCTGGATGCTCATCTGAAACATAAATAGCTGGTTCAAAATAAGTTTCTAAATCACGAGAAACAATCGAGCGAACATATTCTTCTTTTTCTTTGCCTATTTGCATAAAAGAATTTTCAATAACCAGTCCTTCGCCTGTTTTAATTTTAATAAGCTTTTCAGCGCTCATCCAAGGAGAGCTGCCCATAATAGCTGGAATATCACTAGCACCAATTTTATCTTCTCTAAACTTCAACCATTCATCAGTATTTTGAGTAAGATGGGTAATTTTCATAAGGCATCCTTAAACTTTTGACAATTTTCACATTCACACGTGGTATTTTTTTTAGCAAAATCTTCTGCAAGTTCTGCAAACTCCATTAAAGATACATTAAGACAGCCCTTCTCGCTGTCAAAAGCTCCTGTCAATTTTAAAAATTCATAGAAAAGTTCTTTTTTGTTTAATTTCATAGACGTCCTGCTTTTTTAAGCTCGTTAACTAGATCTTGGGCTTGAGGCTTGTCAAATGAGCCTACGCTTTTAAGATAATCAATATAATCATCAGGAACTTCATTTAAAGGCTTGCCTTGATGTTTGCCAAATGGGAATAAATAAACACCCTCTTGTGGTCTAGAAATAGGCTTAGGAGCTTCTTGAGGCTTTCTATAAGGAGTTTCACTCGCTTCTGCATCATCATCCTCATCAGAAGAAAGGGCAAGTAAAGCACCTAAAGAATATCTTTTAGCATAGGTAATGCTTGAGCCTATACCTTGAGGTGTTTCTTTTTCTTGAGGAAGATAAAGGAAAGATCTCATCCATTGACCTGACACATGGGATAGTTGAGTGACCATCACTCGTTTGTTTTCTTCGATTAAAAGATGGTGAGTAATCGATAAGCCATTAGAGGAAAGGGGAGTTAAGCAAACCTTTCTTAAGGCTTCATAGGTAGCATATTTATTCTTAAAATGAGGATTGGTTGCATCATAAACAGCCACATCAATTGCTCCTTGAGCTTTAGATAAAGCTTCAATGATTTTGTCTATTTCCTGGGATTGTATTTCCATATTTACTCCTTAAAGTGTCGATGATATCATGATAGCATATACATCGATAAACAACTATAGAAAACTCTAAACAACAACAACAGCATATATATGAAAGTAATAAAATTTAATTTACACAAACACAAAGTTTCTAAATATGGGGCAAAAAAGGCTGTAGCAGACGAGATTACCTTTCATTCCATAAAAGAGCGGGACTATTATTTAAGATTAAAGGGGATGAAAGAAAGAAAAGAGATCAAGTTTTTTTTAATGCAAGTTCCATTTAGATTGCCGGGTAAGATTAAATATTTACTTGACTTTATGATCTTTGAACTTGATGGAAGTATAAATTATGTGGATGTAAAAGGTTTTATGACAGAAACGGCACGTATAAAATTGGCGCAAGTTAAGGATTTATACCAAATAAATGTCACAATTGTTTAAGATTGGCGCATAAGATATTTTCATAAAGTTCCTTCTGGATTAGGAAGCTGTAAAAGGCTTCCTTTTTTTTTATAAGTCATAAAAGCACAGATAGTTTTTAGCCATAATCACAATTGAAAACTTAGCTGCTTCTTCATCTAGTTCAATCAGTTTTTCTACTAAATCTGTGGTGGCTTGATAAGGTTTAAAATGATGTTTATTAGCATAAGAAGTAATTGAAATATTTATTTCTTCATCTTCGTAATAAGAATCAAATAGATCATCTATCATATTTTTTTTTTCATAATCAGAAACATCCATAAAATCCTCATATTTAGGATTGCATTGTAAACTTGTAACAATTACCTGGCTATTATATCATGATATCAAAGTATATTAAATACTTTAATAGGCATATTTATGGATACAATTATAAACAATTTATTTCAAATACTAAGATTAAGCGCTGTAGTAATTTTTGTTCTTTTGTTTTTAGGGATAAAGCTATGCCATGCAAGAGTGATTGATTTGCATGTTCATAGCGACGCTGATAATTGGCATTATGAAAACTTGGAAAGATCTAATAGAGATAGAGACTACGATCGTTATTGTGAAAAAGAAAGTAATGGGAAAGATTTATCCGATAAAGAAAAAAAAGAAAAAGAATCTTATGAAAGAGATAATTTAAATTAACGTTTTTTAAAAAAATCAGGGTGTCTTTCTTGAGAAGGATACCCGTAATACTTCACCCGCTTCTCTCTTTGTATTTTATTAAGACAGTCTAGGCACTGATCTTTTTTAACCATACACATCAAAGCTAAATATTTATGCTCGTTGCAGTGTTTGCAAAAACGTTTAAGTTCAGTCATGTAAGGAAATATATAAAATATAGACTTTAAAAAAAAAGGGGCACATATTACGTGCACCCTAAGAAATTAGGTATCAATACCCTTGCAGGGGTAAGGATAAAAACTAATAGTATCGAGAGTACTACAAGCTTCATTAGCAAAACCTAAAAAGGAGGTAAATGCTAACTTTTCCGTATTATAACACAATTATAACACATTCGGAAAAAGCTTCTAGTAAAATGAGAACTATTAGGTTAACTAAAAACTTAAATAGGTCATTTTATGTCTATAAATTTTGAAGAAACTATTCAACGATGTTCTCATGATAAAGAAAATCCTTATGTCATGATTTCTAGAGAATTGATTAAAAATAAAAACATATCTCTTCAATGCAGGATGTTTATTATTTACCTCCTCTCATTTGATAAATCATGGATTTTTTCTATCCCTTTTATCATGAAAGAGCAGGACCTAACACGTTACGCTATTGATCAATTAATTCATGAAGCAAGAACTGCTGGCTATCTAAAAAGGATAGATTTCACAAAAAACAATCTCAAATGTTACCGCTATCTGATTTCTGAAACCCCTAAATTTCTTACTGTAAATCCTAGCATTTCAGAAATTCAAATAATTTTACCGTATCGTGATTCTCCGAATACGGAGAAACACAACACTAATAAAGAACAATCTTCTTCTTACGAAGAAGAAAGAAATAAACAACAACAACCTCCTACCTCCTTTCCAGAAAAAAATGCAAAGGCTCCTGTTCCCAAAGTTGTTGTTGCTTTAAGCCATGTTGAAAAGAACCGTAAAACGGTTATCGAAGTCAAGCAAGGAGCGCCTAATGCGACCAAACACATGTACATCTACAACAAAACACAAACGCTGTGTGATTACAAAAGGCCAGAAATAGATATACCCCTTTCCATGCCACCTGAAGACTTTGAGCGCAAGATCGTAGAACTATACGACTTGGTGGTGACCGATGAATAAATTTAAGGAAAAAGAAGCCTCTGAGGAAAAAAGAAAGGAATCTCCAGATTGTAATCTAAATAGGCAATCAGCTTTATGGTTTGTGCAGCATTGGAAGCCCGTAGCTGATCTATCTTTAGTTGAAATGAGTACAACGTGGGATTACATAAGTTTTGCGTACAGCAGGCCGAAAAGTTACCAAATTAACGATTTATCCCAAGATGTGGAGATACGACATGCAGGATGTGTCTATTTTGAGCAGGATATGTATTTGTTTAGGCAAAAAGTTAAAGAGGTGTTTATTGATTGCGGTATGGAGCAAAAGGCCACGCCAGAGTTTTATCAAAACAAAAATTCTTACTACAACCAACCAACAACAGTTTATAAAAAGCCTGACTTTCTACTTTGATTATGTGAAAAAATAATTTGTTGTATAAAAAAAATATCAGTTTCATAGTTTTGTAAAGTTGGTGTGAGTTTTTTTTCTTAAAACAATCAAATGCGGGTGTCGTATGAAAAAGAAAATTGTGAAGACTGTCGATAAAATAGCAAAAGTTATGGATGAGTTTAAACATGAGAAGCTGCATTCAGGAAGCAAGAAAGGACCTGTAGTGACAGAACCTAAACAAGCTGTAGCTATTGCCTTATCTGAAGCAAGAAAAGCTGGCGCAAAAATTAAGATTAAAAAGAAAAAGAAATGATGACATTTCCGTTTAAAGAATTTGTTGATTGCAATACTTTAACCATAAAGAAGCTGGAAGATTTATTTGCGCATATCGAGCGTTCCTATGCAGATAATGAACAACTAAAACAACAAATAATCGACATGATTATTCATGCTTTACAACAACAAAAAACAATCAACAAATAGAGATTTATATGCACAAGAAAGAACACAAAGAAGAGCACAAAGAAAGCAAAAAAGTTCATCATCATGAATTAAAAGAGCATATGGATGGCATCCATCACCATCTCAAAGAACTTCATAAAAAAATGAAAAAACATAAGGCAAAGTAATGAAAGACATATCAAAGAAGCATATGGCTGATTACAAAAAAATGTCAGCGTCAGAACTGAAAAAACATATGGCAGGCGAAAAAAAGCTTGTTAAAGAAAAAACGGCAAAAAAAGCTAAGGTCTGTAAGAAGTAATGATCTTGCAACTTTATCATGCGCTACCTGTTCTAAGACCTAAACGAAAAGCTCTAGCGCATTTTCTTAAATATTACACAACGTTGGAAATATGAAGAAAAAACCTATCTGGGAAACAAAAAACCCAAATGAAAAATCTACTAAATTGAGTAGTAAACAAAAGCAAAAAGCTAAACGGATAGCTAAAGCTAGTGGATCTACCTATCCCTCACTTGTAGCTAATATAGCA